AGGTAATTCTTGACGCACTTGAGAAAGGGCTTCCAATTGGATCAATTATCAAATCTCTCTCCAGTGGAGAAACGGCAACAGGAGCAACGCCTGCTCAACCAGGTGATCAACAACAAGCAGGAGCCGGGGATACAGGCGCTGCTCCTGCTCCTGACATTGCGGCTGCAGGACAGCAAGGACAACCTACTGGGATGCCTCCCAGCCGACTTCCCGGTGGCCCAGGCCAAGGCTAAAGCCATACGCGATTTGCTGCAGGAAATAACAGCGCCCCGAGTATGATCGGGGTTTACCCCCTTGACATCTGTTTAACGTAAAGGTAAAACGCCATCATGACTACTGAAAATATTCCTGCCGAATCCAGCGCATCGGACGCATCCGACCTCGAATTTGCAAAAGCCTTCGAGGAGTTTTCTGACCCTGTAACAAAGACCCCCGAAGAGATTATCGCTGAAGCTGCTGTGGCCGCCAAGTCAGTCGAGAAAACTCCGGAAGAGATCGCTGCTGAAGCTACCGCTGCCGCCAAGCCAGTCGAGAAAACTCCGGAAGAGATCGCTGCTGAAGCTACCGCTGCTGCCGCTGCCGCCAAGCCAGTCGAGAAAACTCCAGAAGAGATCGCTGCTGAAGCTGCTGTCGCTGCCAAGCCCATCGAGAAAACTCCGGAACAGGTTGCGGCGGAAGAAAGCGCAGCCCAGATAGCCGCGCTGCAAGCCGACATCGAAGCGCTCAAACCGAAACCCGCCCCCGCTGCTGAGAAGCCGCTGTACACGGCGGAAGAGACTGAACTGCTGACGAACTATCGAAAAGAGTGGCCGGACATTTCCAAGGCAGAAGCCCTGGCACGGCGCGAAGAATATCGCGAACTGGTCTCATACGTGTTCCAGCAAGTGCGTGATCAGTATGGCCCGGCACTGGAGTACATTACGAATCGCAGCGGCACCGACCAGTACACCGACATCGTGCGACTGGTCCCGGATTATGACGCGGTGCGCGACAAGGCCGTGGCATGGATCGACACCCAGCCAGCATGGATTCAGCCAACATATCGCCGCGTAGTGGAAGAGGGAACACCGAGCGAAGTTGCCGGATTCCTCACCCAGTACAAAAAAGAAACGGGGTATGTTGCTCCGGTTGCTGTTCTACCGGTAGTACCAGCTGCACCGGTTGTAGCTGCTACACCCGCGCTACCCGCTGCCGCGCAGAAAGCAGCGGCCAAATTGAAGGTAGTTCCAACCGGTCGTAGCGATCAGCAACAAGGCGCGAGTGATGAAGATTTTGCAGGGGCATTCGAGGAGTTTGCCGCTGCTGAAGAGAAGCAAGCGAAACGATAACCGAGGAGAAATAACATGACAAAACGTATATCTGCAGAAAACATCGATCCTACAACCAAGGCTATTCTGCAAGCTATGGCCAGGGATATAGCTGCCGCTACAACTGCCGCGGTAGTCGCTGACTTAGCCGCTCTGCGGGCTTCCGTAGTGGGTATCACCGCGAAATTGGATCTGGATGCAGGTGTTACGGACACCAACTACGCGGCTACTTGGAACCCGGCTGCACAAACATCCACGGCGGGTGTCGCTACGGTAGTAGCATAACGAAAATTTTGTAATAAAAAGCTCACTGCTCCGGACCAGAAAAAGATGGTTTTAGGATGCACTGAAAAACCAGTGTAAACCTTTATTTTTTAGGAGAATTATCATGGCAGCAATGAATTTGTATGGCGACCTCACGCCCCGGATGGCCGCATTTTCCGTCGCAAAATTTTTGGCCCGAGCACAGCCTTATCTCAACATTGAGAAGTTTGGCCAGACTCCAACCATTATCCCGACTCGCAGCACGAAAGTGGCCAAGTTTCGTCGTTACTTTCTGCAGGGCGCGCTGGGTGCGGCCGGTGATGGCAATCCCGCCAACGCATTCACCAACGTCCTGTCCCTGACACCGTTGACCGAGGGCGTAACTCCTGCGGGCAAGCGCCTGACTTACCACGACTACACTGTGACACTGGTGCAGTTGGGTGATTACATTCCGCTCACCGACGTGATCGAGATGACGCATGAGGATAATATCCTTGCGCAGATGATGGAAGTCATGGCGGAATCGGCGGCTCAAACGCTGGAAACCTTCCGCTACAACGTCCTGAAATCAGGCACCAACGTATTCTATGCCAACGGCGTAGTTCGTACCTCGGTGAATACTGCGATTACTCTGGATATGCAGCGTCAGGTGACAACCTCCATGACTCGCCAGAACGCGAAACCGATTACCCAAGTGGTTTCGTCCAGCGTGAAGTTCCGTACAGAACCGGTCGAAGCAGCATTCATCGCGTTGGTTCATCCGGATCTGGAAACGGACATTCGTAAGATGAGTGGCTTTATCCCAACCAAGCAATATGGCACCGTTACACCATGGGAAAACGAAATCGGCGCAGTTGAACGCGTTCGATATCTGACCTCCACCATCTATGCTCCGTTTCCGGATGCAGGGGGTGCAAAGGGCTTGATGCGCTCTACTACAGGTGTCAACGCTGACGTGTATCCGATCCTGTATCTGGGCCGCGATGCTTACGGTATCGTATCGCTGAAGGGCGACCAGGCGATCACCCCCATGGTTGTCAATCCGAAACCAGCAGCCGGTGATCCTCTGGGTCAACGCGGTACTGTGGCATGGAAAACCATGACTGCCATTACGATCCTAAACGACAGTTTCATGTCGAGGTTAGAGGTCGCAGCTACAGCGTAAACAGTGACCCCGCCGTAACGCGGGGTTCCTTATTTGAAGCATGATCAAGGAGAACTAAAATGGCTTTAACTACCAACACCCAAACCAACAGCGACGGTATTACCAACCGTGCTCAAGGGTTAATCGTTTCCGATGCAGCTGCTGCGGCAATTGTGGTACTGCAACTCGGGTTTGTTCCACGCAAGGTCAAGTTCATCAATGTGACCGACCGTATTATCGATGAATGGTATGAAGGAATGGCCGCTGCCAGCTCGGTTCATACCGTAGCTGCGGGCACGGTTACTCTGGAAGCCACCAACGGTATCACGGTTGGTTCGGACGCTACCATCACGCTGACGGCTGCTACTATGGTCGCCAGCAAGACTTTTGCATGGGAAGCTGAAGGCTAAGCAAATAAGGGCGGCGGCTTCGGCCGCCATCTTTTACAAATGAAAACTTCAGGGCCAATTACCATGGGCGACGATACGATATTACGTGTAGAGAAACTGGCCAACGGTTTTGAAGTTTCTATATGTGATCCAAAGATCAACGAGGCAAATGCCAAGCCAAAATCGAATTGGCAGTCCCCGTGGGTGGAGTATGCATTCACCACAGCGGCGGAAGTGATCACGTTCATCACTGCACATCTGGAGAGTCTCAAGCCAGAGCCGGACGACGAGGCCCAGTACGGGCAGGAATTTGCAAGACAAGCAGCAAGTGCTGACAGTGAAGATGACTAAGGAGAAAAATACATGAATACCAATCTCGGTGACAATTTGGGTGGTGTCGATTCTGACACTGATGTGATATCAGCAAATTCTTTTCTCGAACAGGAAAATCGGGAACTGAAGGAGAAGATCGAAGCGCTTACCCGCGAGGGAAACACTCCGCTGGTGCATATACCAAAGGCAGGCGAACGCCCCCTGTTCGCTCGCGTGCGAATCCGTCTGGAAGAGAACGAGAATATCGCCCCGTCCGGGCAGTATTTTGGTGTGCATGGCAATTGGGTAAACCCCGAGATGCTGGAGAAACTGGAACCGCGCGTACAGTCCAAGGAACTCACCCGCAAAGAAGCCCAGGCGCTCGCTACCGAGACCGTTCAGTTCGAGGCATATCTGCGCCCTGGCGAGGATGCGGACGTTCCTGTTGAGCTGCTGAATACCCTCAACGATGCGGTAGTATCTGCCCCCATCATCGATCCGATCACCAGTCAGGTTCTGGGATATCGCGACAAGTTGCGCTACCCCTACAGAATCCAACCCTCCGCCCGGGGGTAATCGTGACCCTCGGCGATCAGCTGGACGAGCTTCGCAAAAACATCCTTCGCGATCGTAGCAACTTGTTCGCCGGGGATGATGATCGGCTATGGGATGACAATTCTCTTCTGCGATACATCAAGGATGGTGAGCGGAAATTTTCAAGAGAAACGCTCTGCCTGCGGGACTCCACTACCCCCGAGTGCACCCAGATCAAGCTGCGCACCGGGATCGCTACCTACCCCCTTCATCCCTCGGTAATATCGGTTCTATCGGCGCGCTTTGATGTGGATACCGGTGATCTGCAGCGTGCAGGGCATTCCATAGTGGCGCAGAATACTCCCCCTGAGTGGTTCAATTTCGATCCGATGTCCGTTCTGACTCTTCAGCCGGGCCGCCCGATTGCGTATTACACCGACGAGACGCTGGTATATGCGCGTTCAAGCCGGGTGACGCTTACTGTTTATCCGGCCCCCAGCTCTACAGAAAACGGGCTGACGCTCTACCTGCGTACAATCCGAGTGCCGATGACGGTGTATTCGGTCGATACCTTGGATAACGAATCCGAGGTCCCAGAGGACTACCAACTGGACTGCCTGGAGTGGGCTGCCTATCGCGCGCTGAGGCACTTCGACGCGGATGCGGGCGCTCCTACCCCCTCCCAGCACCACAAGGATGCCTACGATGAGGCTGTGAAGAAGGCCGTCAAGCAACTCAAGCAATCCATGTTCGCCCAAATCGGGATGCGGTACGGCACGAACGGCCTTTCATACGTACGATAACCATGGTAGCCGGGACCACATTCAAGGGGTTCAAGGGTATGGATAATATCCATGAGGATATCGAACTGCCACCAGAGCTGCTGCGCCGGGCCGTGAATACGGATGTGCTGGACTCTGGGCTACTGCGCCGTCGCAAAGGATTCTCCCAGAGTCTCGCCGTCAGCATGCCCCATAGCATGTGGGGGAACGGGGAGGTGGCCTATTTCATTGCAGCTAACGAGCTGCGCAGATTTTTCCCGGGGGGAACTTCTGCATCTTTAGGGGCATTTCTGGCGGGGACAAATCGGGCCGCATACCAGCCGGCAAACGGGTCGATACACGTGACTTGCAAAACAGCTCGGGGGAAAATAACCAGCGGAGTTTTGGATTCGTGGGGGATCGATAACCCTACCAGTACACCCGTTCTTGCGGCTACAGTGGGGAATCTCCCGGCCGGAACGTATTATGCTGCGGCTACCTTTTTGCTTGCTGATGGGCGGGAGTCTGGATCTTCCGACTTATCTTCAATTGTGCTCGCTGCGCCGGGGGGTATTGCCACCACCGGGATGCCAAATTCCGCGGATGTGAACGTGACGAAGAAGCGGCTGTACCTAACCACGCCAGATGGTGAAGTTTTGTACATGGCGGTCGAGATGGGCGCGACTGATCAGTTCGTTTCTCTGGGCACGCTACCTGCGGGAGCGAAACTCCGCACCCAGCACCTGTCACCGCCCCCGTTCGGGAAAGCGCTAGAGCACTACAACGGCAGGATATTTATCGTCGATGCTACGGACCCACGCATACTCTGGTACACCGAGCCTCTCGACTACGACCATGTAAATCTACGGAAAAATTACTACAAATTCCCAGAGCCGATAACCATGATCGCAGTTGCGGACGATGGTGTGATGTTTGCCAGAAATGGTTTATTTGTGTGCTCCGATCGCACATACTTCATGCCGGAAGCCGGGGAAGATAAAGCCGAGATGCGTGTTGTATCCGAGCTTTCCGCAGTAGAGGGATCTCTGGCAAATATAATCAATACCTCGAACCCGATCTGGATGACTGCAAATGGCCCCTGTATCGGGAAACATAGCGGAGAAGTTGAACTGATCGCGGAAAAGACGATCGCTTCTGGTACCATGCAGGAAGCAGCAGGGATGGTTCGGGAAAAAGACGGACTGAAACAATATGTAGTTGTCGGGACTAGCCTCCAAGATGCAGGATTAATATCCACCAGTTACGCCGAAGCAGAAATAGTACGCAGATCAACTTAACCAGGAGAACATCATGAAAACAGCAGCCTCAGTAAAAGCCGGATTTAAGTACCATATCGAACATTTGCGCAGCATCGACGTAATGCGCGCGATGGGGCTGTCAATCGATGGCCTGGAGAAACGCGGAGACAAAGTAGTACTCTCTGTCGAGGATGTTACCAATTTGATCCCCACCGAGGGTTTGAACTATATGCTCGGTACAGCCTTGACTGGAGTGGCCCAACTAGCCGCGTGGTATATCGCCATATTCGAGGGGAACTACACCCCCGTGTCCACTATTACTGCGGCTACATTCCCGGCGAATGCAACGGAGTCTACCGCGTATAATGAGACAACTCGGGTAGCATGGACCCCAGGTGTAATAGCTGCGGGGTCGGTGGATAACTCAGCTAGTAAAGCTGTATTCACTATAAATGCTACCAAGACCATATACGGGATCGGTCAGCTATCGGTATCGACCAAGAGCGCCACTACAGGCACCCTGATCTCCTGCGCACTGTTTTCCGCTGCCAAAGCGGTGGTAGCAACTGACATCCTGAACGTGACGAGCACTATCTCTGCTACAAGCTAGTATAGGGGGTAGGTAATGGCTATCGCATACGCGAATGCGGGAGTACTGACAGGAGCTGCGAGTGGAACAAGTATAACCCCGTCACTCCCAGCGTCTATTGCTGCGGGAGATTTACTTATCGCGGCAGTCCATACGGTATCGGCAACGGCGGGCGTCACACACACATGGCCTGCCGGATGGACAAATGTAGACTCCCTTGAAATGGGGGGCAACGTCAGCGACTATGGGGTTGCTAGTTTTGCTTATCGAGTTGCTACTGGATCGGACACGGCACCAGCGGTAACTCTATCCACAAGTACGCAGAATGCGGGACAGATTTTTAGATATACAGGAGTATCCCTTACGCCTATAAATGCGAATAGGTCGTCTCATCCAGGGTCAGGCAGTCACGTCATACCTTCCATAAGTACTACCGCGGACTCTTCAACAGTACTATATTTGGATTTAGCGTGGGAAGGTTCCACACTACTGGCCACACCAACCGGTTGGACGGGTGACTCAAGCCTGTATTCAAGCGCGGGAGGGGTGGTAATAAGTATTGGTCACAAGGCGGTACCCGTTTCCGGCACTGTATCAGGGGACATAAATACTTCGGGGGCACCGACGTATGAATCATGGCAGCAGGAAATTCTTATCGCACACCTCCCAATGGGGGGGTTTAGCATAGCATCCGTTACAAGTACTGCACAAGCAACACAAAACGCCCATTCTGTAGCGGTATCCAATGGGATACTTATCACCTCTCCCGCGGGGGTGATATCCCAGAAGTGCGTTGCCTTATCCAGCATGTTAATAAGCAGCTATGCCCTGGTAGGAACAAACTCAAGGATAGGCGCAGCGTCTAGTTC